TCCAAACATTTTCAAGATAGTTATATAAAACATACTTATCTATTTCTGTATTAGTGCCTGATGGATAAAACCACATTACTTCGTTAGCAATATTATTTACTGCAGCAAACACTTTAAATGCTTGATCTTGGTTTAAATCAGATAAAACATAGTCTAATACTGTGCATTGTATTTTTTCTGCAGAACCTGAATAGGCATAAAATCCACCAGCATCCATAAAATATACTCTGTTATTAGCACTTACAGCAGCATTAGGTCCTATAAGGGATGGACCTTCTGCTACTTCTGTAAATGAAAAAATAAATGGTTCGCCAACAAAACGCATAGAAATAATACCTACATCAGTCCATATAAGTATTTCTTGCCTTGTTCTAAGTGCTCCAATAATTTCAGAACCTTGTGATAGTTGTACACCACCAGCCTGATTGGTTGCTGTAGGAGTCCAATCTACTGCACTTTCTCTATCAGAAAATCTTACCAATAAAGGGTCTATAGTGCTTGAACCTATAGGATTACAACCAAATGCAATACAGTGTTTATCTACATCAGAAGTCATTACTTGTATAACTGCTGTAGGCACATCACTTGCACCTGATTCTGCTGATAGCAGTGTAGCTCTGGTGCTTAAACCATCTGACTCATCCCAAAAATATATTGGTCCACCTCTAGGTGCAGCAAGAGTATCATCACCAAAATTATCTATAGTCCATAATCTAAGTTGATTAGTTAAAGATAAATCAGCTTTTGATCCCCATGTTCCTGCTCCCCAAGGATTGACACCCCAACCAGTAGAACGAACATAAACATCTAGTCCTGAGTTAATTTGATATACACCATCTACACCTGAACCACCATTACCTGTATCACTTGAGTTAGCAGTAACAGTATTATCATCACTATCTTTAGCAGTAAAAGTGTAAGTATCTGCAGTAGGAACAGAGTCAATTTGATATTCTTGATTTAAAACAGTAGCTGTAATTACTCCACCTAAACTAACAGCCTGTGCAAAAGTAACAGAATCTCCTTCAACTGCTCCATGTGCATCGTCAGTAGCTGTAATAGTAGATGATCCATCAGTTGCTGCAAATACAACACCATTAGTAGAAGTAGCTCTAATAGGATTTATATCGTAATAAACATCTCCATTAAGAACATATAGTTTTTGATGAGTGCCAAGTATTATAAACTGATCGCCATCAATAGCTTTATATGGGTATAGTTTTCTACAAGTTCCAATAAAACTTCCATCAGTAAATTTATCCCAGCCACCTATGCGTTCAGGTTTGCCTTTACGAAATCTTACTTTGTCAGCATCAAACCAACCATATTCATTGCTATAGTTAGTACCTTCTTTATTTATACCCGGTCTAAAAACATATTTAACTAAAGGCATTACACAGCACTCCAGTCTTTATCTTCAAACATTAATGCTTCTGCTTCTCTCCGTCTTATTAATCCTTCTAAAACTTTACCACTTGCTTTATTCCATCTTTTTATTTGGCTTGGAATTAAATGGTAATCACCTGCATTTAAAAATTTTAACATAGTAGATGCTTTTAAATTAGCTGGACCAAGATTAAATACCCAAGATACTAAAGCATCAAACTGATTTTGTTTAAGAGGAACCTTTACTAGCTCTTTGATATAACCTTCATACTCTTGCATTTCATGTAATAACAAATTATCTGCTTCTTTTTGCGTAAGAGTATCTCCTTCTTTTACATTTTTAGTTGAACCATAACCTATAGTCCAAACACCTGCTGCACATTGATATGCTTCTAATTCACATCCTTCAAATTTTTTTATTAAAGATATTCCTTCTTGTGATATGTTCATTTATTCTCCTGCGGTGTAGTAACTTTTCTATAATATACAACTACTTCTTGTAACTCACTGATATAGCGTTTTAATTCTTGTGTATTGTATGCCATCAACTCATAGTCGGGTACTGACATAGCAAGAAATACAACATTACCACTATCTTTTTCTATTCGTGCAAGAAACTCATCTAAATTTTTATCTGAAACAACATACCAATATGGATCGTTTAAAGATATTTCACGAGGCATAACTGGTTGTGCTATAGATCGTTCTATAGGTTTAGAAATAATTTCTACTTGTTGTCTACTCGGAAACAGACTGCAACTGGAGATTATCGTCAAGACCATCAATAGTCCTGCTAACTTCTTCGATGCTATCAAATACTTTTTTTGTTCCATTGTTTACCCTTGTTTCAATTAAATTAGGTTTAGCAATAGCTAATTTAGTTAAGTTATGTCTTTTAAATATATCAAGATAACGAGTCATTTCTAATTCTATTTCGTTGTTTCTTTTTTGTATTTCTAATAAACCTTCTGATTGCGTTTTAAAATCTTCTTGCAAAGTTTTAATAGCTTCTTTTTGTTCTTGATTTCTTAATTCAAATGCTTGATTAAGCTCTGCTAGTCTAGAGTTTTCATTCCAAAGAAAAAAAGTAAACAAACCTAATATTGCAAGTACACCTAATAAAATTCTACTCATTTTTATTAAACTCTCCCATGCACTCTGTCCATAACTCTGTATTTATTAAATGTTTGCAAACTTTATATTGATTACGCCATTGCTCAGGATCATAAGCATCAGACCATTCTTTTTTAGGCATAGGTACTGTACAACTTGTAAGTATAATAATGCCTAATAAATAACGCATTATCCGTTTAATGGATTATCGTCTTTATTTTCTAATTTACTTAAATCTTTTTCTAAACTTATTAAATCAGCTTTAATAGTAGCAATGTCTGTTTTAATTTCAGTAACATCAGGAACTTTAATATTGTCTATTTCTTTTTCTAAAAACTGAACAGATGTTTCTATAGATGCAAAGCGTTCTTCAATTACTTTCATTTCGTTTTCTGTTTCACCTAATCCACCTATCTTGGCTTCTAGGTTAGTAATACGATTAACATATTGTGCTCCAGTCCATCCAAACCCTGCTAGGGTAGAAACTATTGTTGCTAAAGCTATAAGCTGTCCTGTTTTGCTTTGAAACCAATCCATAATTATCTCCACATATTAGGTTGATCATTTATCATCTGACCTAACCCTTTTAAATTATCATTTACTAGTCCATAAAAAGCACTAGTATTATCATCTAGTGTAGCAGAAGTATATATATCAGAGCTACTGTACCAGTCTTGAGCATCAGGTACGCTAACTTGTGAATAGTTATTAAAAGCAGGAACATAACCTATTAGTGCTATAAGTTTAGATTCATCTCCATACTTACCTGTTTCTTGTTGTTGTTCTTCTATTTCTTCTTGCTGTGCTTCTATATTTGCTGCAATTATTTTGTCTGCTATTTGATCTGCTTCTGAAGCAGTCATTACTCCTGAAGATGCTGTATCAATCTCACCTTGCACATTTTGCACTTGCACATCAGCTATTACCATAGATGCAGAATTATCAAAGGTAGGCAATGGTGTTATAGACATAGACATACTATTAGAACCACCTACATCATTTTGCATAGATAAAACTTGGTTAGTTTGTTGTGTTGCACTTGCAAACTGATCTGATGCACTAGGACTACTAGAAGTGCTTATACCACCACTAGATGCTGTACTGCTTCCTGTGGCTACATTATTGCTAGATGCATTGTTAGATGTATTATTTGTTTGAGAGCCACCAGAGGCTTGTGAGTAGCTGTTAGCTGCTGTTTGTACCCCTGCTCTTACTACATTAAGAGCTACAGTCATTAATTTATTTTTACCTGTAGGTGTATCAGATTCTACTGCTGCAAATTCTTCTTCTACTTCATTAAAGGTTTCTTCTCTTTCTTCTTCTTGTCTTTCAGCTATTCTTTCTTCTTCCATTATTTCTTGTCGTTCTTCTATTTCCTCAAAGATTTCTTCTACAGCTTCTTCTTCAAATATTTCTTCTATAAATTCTTCTTCAGGCTCATCAAGGTCTGCAAGTCTTTCCTCAAGCCTTTCTTCAAAAAGTTCGTTAGTTTCTTCTTCAAACCATTCTTCTAGTTCGTCTATAGAATTAAATTCTATAAATGTTTCAGGTTCGCTATAATCTTCTACTAAAAATGTTTCTTGAAATATAAACTCATCTAGCAATATATCATCTTGATGATGCAAGGGCTCATCATGGTGTGGCGTAAAATCATCAATAAAAGGCAATGGTTCAAGCTCAAAAAATATAATTAATTCTTCAGGCTCAAAGCCATCAAAATATTCTTCAAAGTTATCGCTACCAAATTCATCAAAAGGTAGGAACATTTCTTCTTCAAATATTTCCACAATAGTAAATTGTTCTTCAAATTCATGGTTATCGTGGTAGTCATCTTCTATAAATATTCCAGTAGCAAACTGCTCTTGTTCATCTACAAAACCATAGTCAACATTGTTATCGTCAAAAAAAGCAACTGATTCTTCCTGTCTGTAGCCTGCACAAAAAGGTGCATATTGTGGATCATCAGCACATTGTTGGTCATCATAAGCTGACCAGTAGTTAGGACAAGACTCACTATAAAGACTAGTAATATTACATTGTTGTGTTAATAAAGCCTGTGCATAGCCTGTACAACTAGAATCATTAAGTGGATCACTACAGTCAACACCATTGCCACTACCTGAACCATACAAAGAACCACCATTTTCTAGTGTTGTATTGATAGTTGTATTGTTCCAATTAGTATTGACGCAAGTGCTTGAATTAGTTGTGCCAGTAGAACATTCATCATGATAATAATAGGTGTATGAGTTATCTTTGCTAGAGCCTACCTCACCTATAAGCACATCATGGTTGATAATGTTTAATGCACCGTAGCGTATGTCAAAAGAATTATTGTTCCAAAGTATTACTTCAAAACTATTGTCTGTATTACTTCTGTTATATTCTCTAAGATCATACCAACCAAAAATCATTTTACTTGAGTCTCCCCAAGATTTCATACGAGAGTTATTATCTCTTATTAAATCAGTCCAGAAGGGATATAAGGTGTAAGTATGCTGTCCGTTAATAGGGTCAGGAGTATAGTCATTGCAATAGCTACCACTATTACCAAAATGTAGACATCCATTTGTTGCCATCCTCGCTTGTGTAAATGTAGTACCATAAAAAGTAAAATTAAAAGAAAGATTAATTGCAGGACTAATACCATCATCTACTACCTCATATGCTAACTCACCATTAAAACTATTAGCGTTTGTTTGTAAATGATATAAGTCTTGTCCTGATTCGTAGGTATATTGACTTAATGCATTAACATTAAATAGACACGCTATTGCGTAGCATAAAATTCTTTTTTGCATTGTTTTGTGGTTTTAGTTTTTCTTGTGTAAGTTTTTTTAACTAAACCTACAACATCTTTATTTATTTTTGATCTATTTGGATTAACTTCATGTGTACATTTAGCTATGTATTCTTTTTCAGCATCATCTACATCAGGTCTTTTTGATTGGTTTTTTTCCCACTCTATTGATGCTTCTTTACCTATTTTGCCTTCATATGGACAAGGAGTACCTGCCATAGACATAGCTTTAAATACTCTTTTGTCTTGGCATAATAAAGCTACTGATGCTACTTTCATGCCCATATCGTAAAGATATTTAGATAATTTTAATCTTTCACAGTTTTGATCAGTAATAGTTTTACCACCTGAAAAACCAAATACTTGTCCTTGAAATGCACCTGAAACACCAGTTGTACATAAGTCCTGTGAATATGACATTATAGATGGTGCTATTGCAGATGCAGGAGGAGCTTCAGATTTAATGTTTTGATTAATTGTCTGTGTGCTATTGGATTCATTAATGTTTCTATTGGTGTTATCAGACTTAGTATTATTATTATTTTGATTAACATTATTAGTTTGTACATTCGATTCTGATTCAGATTTATTTATATTGGTATTTTGATTTGTATTATTAGAAGTAGAATTATTTGTGTTATTTACATTTTGATTAACAGTTGAATTAACTGTTGAGTTAGATGTAGAGGTATTAACATTATTATTTGTATTAGTATTATTTGAAGTTGAATTAGCTGTAGAAGTATTTACATTTGTATTCAAATTTGTATTTGTATTTGTGTTTGTATTTGTATTTGTTGATGTATTAGTGTTTGTAGAAACATTAGTATTAGAATTATTATTTGTGTTAGTCGCAGTCGAAGTATTAGTATTTGTATTATTATTTGTGTTGCTATTAGTATTAGTAGTTGTAGTTGTATTGACTGTATCTAAAGAATTATTTTCACAATACTGCGAGCCATTAACACAGGCTGTACCTGATTGTTGGTTAGATTGTGCATTTACATTAATTGAAAAACCAATAACTAAAGTAATACAAAACATTAATGCTGACCACACTAAAATACTGTCATGTTTTTTTTGTTCTTTTTTATTCATTCGGGGTGAACACTCCTAGTTCTATAAGTTTATTTCTATTTACTAAATGTTCTGCTTCAATATCATCTTTACTTTGTCCATGATATGCAACAGCCAAATAGCCTTCTATCATAGAAACATTAATATTAATGTCATCTACAATAACTTCCCCTAATACACGACCATATTTACCTTTAGAATCTTTTAGCTTTGATCGTAATACCACTTTAGTGCCATTGTGAATAGCATCTTTTAAATACTTTGCAGCTATTTTTCCTCTAGCTTTTTCATCTTTATCTCTGGTTCTTGATTCAGGTGTATCAATTCCATAAAGGCGTACACGACACTTGTGAAGAATAGAAAAGCCAAGATCAAGAACAACATCAATAGTGTCGCCATCAACCACCCTAGTGACTGTGCAACCATATTCATACATTATTGTTCGCCTTTAAACGATTTAGAGCTATTGCTAGTACCTGCGTATAAACCAAACCATGCAGCACCTGCACCTACAATAATAGATATAAGACCTGATTGTTCTAAAGTAGGTTCAGGTAAATCCATAAACCACATAGTTGAGTAATATAATAAAAACATATATACGCTTAAAAATAAGCGTGGAAATATACGCCAAGCATCTACTGCTTTGGCTAAATGAATTGATTTTTGATATGGATTTGCACCTGTATTATTAATATTAGTATCAATATCTAATTCAAGACTAACTTTTTTAGTTTGTATTTCTTCCATTATCTTTTCTTTCCTTTGTGTAAACCATGTCTAGCATGTTGTTTGCCTTTTTTAGTAGCAGCTCTTTTCTTTTTATTGGCTGCTGCAAGTTTTTTTCTACCTGCTGCTGTTGATTTTAATTTTTTTATTGTTGCTGCTGGAGCATATACTTCACCGGTTTTAGAAGATTTTTTACCGCTTGGTGTTCTCCATTTTTGTTTTGACCAACGCTTAAGAGATTTTTGTGATTTTTTTAAAGCCATTATTCTTCATATAAATTATTAAATGTTATTTCAGGGTCCATGTAACTTTCATGTTCTTCTGCTGAATGCAAATATTGTGAAGGTTTAAAATCTGGTGGACCTTCTCCTGTAACCCATAAAGCAGGATTTGTAACTCTTACTCTATTATTTGGTAAAGCAATTATATTGCCTTTCCATTTGCAATCTTCAGTTATGTACATTACATGAGATTGTTTATGTTGTGCTGGGCAATCTGCTATAGAATGATCTGTATAATCTACTGTAAACAAATATTTAGATTTATAAAAATCGCCATCTATTTTTGCTATCCAAGGGCTAGAACTTGCTCTATCTAATATCATGGTTGCATGATGTCTTGATTCACAATCCCAAGGTTGAGCTAAATGATTTTCC